CTAACGACCATTACGGTTACGACCGCGCGGTGCTTTGGTGTTTGGACGGGTTGTGCCATTGGTCTTACGACGTGGTTTATCTGCTTCGTCAGTTTGCCAGATACGGGTTGTACCACCACCTGCTTTTTTCTTGCCTTTGAATGGTTTTTCACCTTTTTCTTCACGTGCTTTATCTTTGGCGCGAGAGAAATGCGGTTTATTATTCGATTTTTTCGCGAAAGAACGACCTTCATAAGGCTTATCGGCTGGAACATCTTTAAAGTCGGGATAAAGCAAAGGTTCGATTTCCAGTTGTTCACCAGGCTGTAAACCTAGTTTAACGAGATCGATACTACCAATTTGAGTACGAATCAGACGTAAAGTTGGGAAACCCACAGCAGCGGTCATACGACGCACTTGACGGTTACGGCCTTCGCAGATTTGTAATTCGATCCAAGTGGTTGGAATATTGGCACGGTAACGCACAGGTGGATTACGTTCCCATAGCCATTCAGGTTGATCGACTTTACGGGCTTTGGCTGGTAAGGTCATACCATCTGCAAGTTCAACGCCCTTTTGCAGTTTTTCAATGGCTTCTTCTGTGACATCACCATCAACTTGAGCAAGATAAGTTTTATATTTCTTATTGTCTGGATGGGTGATGAATTGATTTAAACCACCATGATCCGTAAGAAACATTAAACCTTCAGAGTCTAAATCTAAACGTCCTGCAATACGAAGTTCAGGATCTTTGATAAAACTTGAAACTGTTAAATGTTTTTCATCTTCGCGAAACTGTGACAAAACGTCAAAAGGTTTATTAAATACGACAACTTTCATATGGATATACTACTTTGGCTATGGGCGGCATCATAACAATAAAGGCTTTTATTTAATGGGAAAATGTTGTTATTTCCCGTATAAATCTCAAAAAAACCTGTTTTGAACTAAACTGGTTCATGCAATAAAAAACGAAAGTATGCCAGAGAAGGCATAGACATAATCGCTAAAATACATGAGGGAGAACCTACAAAATGGGTTATCAGAAGATCGTGGTTCCTACGGATGGAGACAAAATCACAGTAAATGCAGATCTGTCACTAAATGTTCCAAATCGTCCGATCATTCCTTTTATTGAAGGTGATGGTATTGGTGTGGATATTACACCAGCAATGAAAGCAGTAGTAGATGCCGCTGTGCTAAAAGCTTACGGTGGCAAACGTTCTATCGAATGGATGGAAGTCTACTGCGGTGAGAAAGCAGACAAAATTTACGGCAACTATATGCCAGAAGAAACTTTTGATGCTTTACGCGAGTTTATTATATCAATAAAAGGGCCATTAACCACACCTGTTGGTGGTGGGATTCGTTCTTTAAATGTGGCATTGCGCCAAGAACTTGATTTATATGTCTGTGTGCGGCCTGTTCGTTGGTTTAAAGGAGTACCTTCACCCGTGAAGCATCCTGAACTGACCGATATGGTGATCTTCCGTGAAAATTCGGAAGATATCTATGCTGGGATTGAATGGCCAGCAGATTCTCCCGAAGCGAAAAAAGTAATTAAATTTCTGCAAGAAGAAATGGGCGTCACCAAAATCCGTTTTCCTAAAGATTGCGGTATCGGGATTAAACCAGTGTCTAAAGAGGGGTCTCAGCGCTTAGTGCGTAAAGCGATTCAGTTTGCAATTGATAATGACAAGCCTTCGGTGACCTTGGTGCATAAAGGCAACATTATGAAATACACCGAAGGTGCATTTAAAGAATGGGGTTATGAACTGGCTATAGAACGTTTTGGTGGTCAGTTATTGGATGGTGGCCCGTGGGTAAAAATTAAAAATCCCAAAAATGGTAAAGACATCATTATTAAAGATGTCATTGCTGATGCGTTCTTGCAGCAAATTTTAATGCGCCCTGCAGACTACTCGGTGATTGCGACCCTGAACTTAAACGGGGACTATATTTCTGATGCATTGGCGGCAGAAGTGGGTGGAATTGGAATCGCACCAGGTGCCAATATTGGCGGCGCGATTGCCATGTATGAAGCCACTCACGGTACAGCACCCAAGTATGCGGGGCAAGATAAAGTCAATCCGGGTTCGATTATTTTATCTGCTGAAATGATGCTGCGTGACATGGGCTGGACGGAAGCAGCAGATTTCATCATTACGGGTATTTCTGGAGCGATTTCAGCCAAGACAGTAACCTATGATTTTGAGCGTCTCATGTCAAATGCAACTTTGCTGCGTTGTTCGCAATTTGCTCAAGCCATTATTGAACATATGGATGACTAAAGAAAAGTCATCATGAGCAAAGGGCAGTCAAGTACTGCTCTTTTTTATTGATGTCACAAGGCATTTAAGTACAATAGTAGAGACAAGTTAAGTCAACCAATTATCAAGCTAAGCCACTATCAATATGTACAATCCTGTGTACATATTTGTGCCTTATTCTCAATTATTCGGATTATGTACACATGCCAATTACTGAAACATGGCTCAAAGCGAACCATAACAAACCCAGAGAAAAAGTCGAAGAAAAGACAGATAGGGATTCACTGAGTGCCAGAGTATCAGCAAAGGGAAGAATTACATTTCAGGTTAGATACAGATTTGACGGAAAGGCGGCAAGAATCGATTTAGGGACGTATCCATTAATTACACTTAAAGAGGCTAGGGAGAAGTCATTAGAGGTAAGATCGCAGATTGAGAGGGGTGTGGACCCGCGTATTGAGCGAAAATTAGAGCTAATCAGTTTTAATGAGTCTAATAGTACCTTTAAAAATGTATTTGATGAGTGGCATGAAAAATACCTTTTTAAGAATAAGAAAAGTGCAAATGAAATTTATAGAACATTTGAGATACATGTATTCAATAACTTTGGCTCACTCCCAGCGAACAGGATCACTGTCAGAAATTGGTTAAATTTTCTTGAGCCATTGGCAGAAGTAAAGCCATCTATTGCAGAGCGAATACTTTCAAACTCTAAACAGATGTATAACTGGGCTATAAAACGTGAAATTTTTACTACAAACCCATTATTAAATATTGATGCTAAAGAGGATTTGAATATTGAGTATGTACCTAAAGACAGAGCGCTTTTAGATGAAGAAATAGCATCCGTGTGGAAGGGGTTAATGCGGAGCCGAATGTATATCCGCAATCGAATTTTTGTGCAGCTTTGTTTGATTTATGGTTGTCGTTCTGGTGAGCTTCGTATGGCTGAAAAATCACACTTAGATCGTGATCAAATGATTTGGATTATCCCACCAGAGAATCACAAAAATGGGGTAAAAACAAAGAAGCCTTTAATCAGGCCACTAATACCAGAAACCCTTCAATTATTTGATATAGCAGCCACACTAAACGACTCAAATTATTTTTTTGTCACTAGTCAAAATAAAACCCAGCCAGTTAGCAGAGGGGCTTTACTTAGCTTGCCTTATGATTTGACAGAATACTTGTATAGAGAAGAAAAAGTATCATTAGATCACTGGTCGCTGCATGATTTACGAAGAACCTTTAGAACAAATATGTCGACCATCACAGAGCCTCACATAGCAGAAATCATGCTTGGCCACGTTCTCCCGAAGATTTGGAGAACATACGACAAGCATGATTATCTTGAAGAACAACGGGAGGCTTTAACAAAGTGGGTGGAAAGGCTACGGCAAATAGTTATGCCGTACCCTCTGTTGTAGATTGCGATTCTTCCCACTTTACTAGGTCTGTAATCTTCCATAGATTTGGACCTCCTTTATAGCTCATAAAAGGGGCGGGAAAATTTCGGGTTTCCTGCCATCGGCACAGGGTACGGCCGCTTATGTTGCCATAGCGTTTACGTACATCAATAGTTCTTAAAAATGCTTCTGACATATTCACCCCTCCGCATCCGCTTTTGCTTCTTCATAAAAACGTTTGGCTTCGTCAAAATTTGATGTCTTTAGGATTGGATAGCCTTTTTTATGACAGTCAACTATCTCACCAAACTTAAAAACACGTTCAGCCATTTCTAAATTGTCACACCAGTACATTGCTTCATTAAACCAAGATTCTGTATAGAACATTTCTTTGGCGTGATCTTCTGCAGTACCTTCCCAAACTTGCACTTCAAAGCAATCATCGAAAATCTCTAATGCAAATTCATTGCCTTCCTTCTCATTCATGCTTTTGTAGCGAGCAACTGCTTTCTCTGCTAATTCTTTGGATGCAGCAGGGCATTGCTCAAACGGGCTATCACATTCAGGTCGGATAGCTACACACCATAATTCTGAATTACTCATTTCCGCCCCTTGCTGCTTCTACCAGCTCTTTATAATTACGAATAATTTCCCACTTCTTTTGAATCAAACTGTCTTTATAGGCCCGATCTGCAATCTCTTGCCAAACTGCATCATTTTCATGTCGTGGCTTATCGACCTTTTCTAAAGCCAGCTTCTCGGCAATAGATTCATTCAGCTCAACAGACACCACCACGCAGCCTTCAAGCTTTGCTTCAGCACGAAGGGCAGATGCTTGCCAAGCTTCCCAACTATCATTAATGAATTTCACCCAACAAGGATCATCGAGCCAGGCTTCATGCCGACGATACTTATTTTCTTGGTCAATGTAAGTAAAAGAAACCAAAGGTTTAGAACCTGGCAATTTTGTACTGATATATGCCTCAAAAGCCTCTCGTTCTTTTTCAATATTCATGCTGCCACCTTGCCCCCACGGTTAAGCAGGGGCTTATCCTGTTTAACCTTGTAACTCGTTTTCTCGCATGTCTGCAGCTTGATTAAGTACCGCCATGTCATCTTCTGAGAATTGCTCAATTGCTGGATCAGTAAAGATCGCATTAATCTCATCTTGTGAATTTGCAGCTTTGATTTTTTGTATCGTTGCATCTACTGGATTTAATGCGGCTGGCTTTTCTTCAAAAATATCTTGCTGTGCCAACAGCTCTTTACGTTGTGCATATGCCATTAATACAGCTTGATTGTGCACCTGAGTCATTTTCGATTCACTGCCTTTGATTGCTATTGCCACCTCAGCTTCCAGCGAAATAACATCATTAGCATCAGCGATCATTCGTTCGAGACCAGATTTCACAGAATTACTTTTGATTGGGTCCACTGGTTCAACTTTTGTTTCTGGCGCTTCAGCTGCAGGCTGCAATTTTTCTTTGAGTTGCATGTAAGTATCTTTGAGATAGGACAGGTGTGGACCAGTTAAGTCATCATTCGCTAAAAAATCATCATGTAGCTTGTTTAACTCATCTAAAGTTTCTACTTTGTTCATACGCACCAAGTAATCTTTACGAATTGCCATGGATAAGATTTTTTCCACATCCTTAGGTTGGCGGCGACTTGAAGTTGATTCAGTTTGATTTAATGGCGTATTTTTAACTTCTTTGACAAGCTTCTTATATTCGGAAATTTGTTCATCTTCCGTTTTTTGTTGTTTTGGGGATACAGATACATGGCGCTTATCTTCTGCCTGTTCAGTATCAACCACTTGGGCATCTTCTAAAAACTTACCTCGTTGAGCTACAAATAATTCGTTAATGCCATCCCAATCTGATTCTGATAATTCAGCAATTTCACCCTCTAACTTAACTAAGTCAGCTAAAGACTTTGCAGCAAGAATTTTTTGTTTGAGTGCACGTACTTGGCCAGCAGTATTTTTAACCACTTCTGGCTCAGGTGTAATATCAATTAAATCGCGTTCTTCTTCCTCAGATTTTAGACCCATTAATAGCTCTGGTGCGTATACACGACCAAAGAACGATGCTGCACGGTAACGTAGCATTTGCTCTGGCATGGTTTGCCATTTGCTACCGTTCTTCTGATACCAGCCTTCCTTCACAGCCATTTCCACAGTAATGACTGATGACTTTAGAATTACTGGTTTACCATCTAGATCAACAGAACTTTTTTCCTCAACCCAAGCAAAGCATGACATATCGTTAATTTTAACTTTTTTGGTCACAATGTTTTTACGGCCATTGTTCCACTGAGTCTCTTGATACTCGACTTCCTTTTCGCCTAAGTCTTTTAATTCAAAGCGCAATGATGAAAAGCGACCACAGCTATTGATTGCTGCCATGATGAATTGAGACGACCAAGCTGGACGGCCTTCAATGATGTAAAGGTTTTGCATCACCATTAACGCATCTGCATTTAGTCGGTTAGCAATATTTAACGCGATAACACAGTTAGAAAGACCAGACGGGTTTGATTCATCTCGGTATTGCCAGTTACCGTTGCTGTCCTTACCAGCTTTAACCTTTGTAACAGCGCGGTATTGTTCAGGAACCAACGTTGAGCTTGATAGCATTTTCGCAACACGTTGCGATAACTCGAAAGCTTCAAGGTTTAATAAACCTACAAACTGGTTAGAAGAATTAGTTTGTTGTGCAACTGCATTTGCTTGAGCGTTCATAATTAAAATTCCTATTAGTTAAAATCGTTTTGTAGAGCGAGTTTGGTCATGTAAGAAGGGAGAAATATTTCTTCTAATTCGAGTGAATATCCGCCCCATTGGTTCAATAATTGAGATTCTGCGAGTAGCTCTTTGGCTTTGCGATATCGCACTTCACCAACACTTAAAAACAGGTCAGAAGCTTTATATTGTTTGGCCACAAAAGGCGCGTCATTTTCAGCAACCAGATAGATAAAATCGGGTTTTTCTTCGGTTTGGTAATACTGCTGAAAGCCTTCTCGGTACATCACAGCCGATAGGTCATAGGCAAAGTTGCCGCAAGCTTTAGAGAAGGCGGCAGGGCGAGCATCATTCGCGGTTTTAACGTCTAAAATCAGACCATTTGGAAATGCATCACACGGGATAATGTGATAATCAGGACGTATGCGAAGCTGTAAGTCATAAATTGGATCGGTAAAGAAAATGCTTGCCTCGGCCATGCCCGGATGTTTCAGCATTACGCCGTACATGCTCAGACATTTGAGGTTTAATACAATGCGGTTTGCACCAGCAAGTTGTTCTTCTGTAATAGTGATCATTTTACCGTTCACCGCTTCCCATGCATCCCACCACTCAATACGTGCTAATGAATCTGCAGACGGGTTTTTAGCATTACGCATAACGTCAGTTGGTGGCTTTGGCGCATCTGCAGGCAATACGCAAAATTCATCTGCAAACACTTCTGGTTCAAGGAACAAGGCATGTGCCAATGTTCCAAAATCCAAGTGTTTTTTTGATTCTTTCTCATGCTCTTTAGCAATATTGAAAGAGTAGAAGTGTGCAGCACTACGCAACAAGTCTTTTAGCTGGCTTGAGCTGTACTCAGGGCGAGCGTGATATTCATCATTGCTCATATCAGCAATTAAATGATTATCTTGAACGATGGTGATTAATGAGTTCATGCGAACAACCCCTTAACCCAAGCGGCTACAAGCTGAAAGACAAAACCTAAGAAGATAAAAAGGGCATAACCAGCAATGATAAATACAAGCATTTTGATTGAATCAATCACGTTTGCTACAAAGTGATCCCATAATGGAAGTTGCAAATCCTTTGCTGTTGGTTCGGTGCAACATGGGCGAGTTGTTTGACTCTGAATAGATTTCTGTTTCATAATTGCCTCGCAGTAGAGAAGCACATCGGAAGGTAAGAGAGTCGATGTGCTTTTTTTGTTTACAAGGAGATTATGCAGAAATGCATTATTTTATGCAATATTAATTTATGCAATTGTGCATTATTTTTTTGGGAGCATAAAAAAATACCGCTAAAGCGGTAGTTTTTTTAAAAGAAAAATATCGTTTTCTTATCTTCTTACTTTCTGAGCGTCTAATTTCATCCAGTATTGCCCTATGATTTCAACACCTTCAGCGACGATTTTTGCAGGGGAATAATATTCATCTGGATAGCTGTACTTATCTTCATTCCTTGAAACAGCCTTGAATCCACCTTCACCCTCATCATTCCATTTGTGTAGGTATTTGATCTTCGTTTCGTCACCATGTTGAAAAGCGTAAATAAGCCCGTCAAATATTTTTCGTGCAGACATGTCAACCGAGATCGGCTGCCCATCTCTTAATACAGGGAACATACTTTCTCCCCGAACTCTAACAACTTTTGCAGTTAAAGGCTGTACATTGCATTCTTGCAATAAATAAGTAGGAACAATAAATTTTTTTGAACTAGGCATAGAGATATTTAAATAACCACTACCAGCACTTACGAATACATCATCATAATAATCAAGGGCTGTGTAGCCATCTGGAACAGGGTCGCCTTCTTCATATACCTCAACATCTGAGCTAATCTCTTTTCTTTTATCTCTTTCAATTAAGTCCACTTCAATCAAATCAGAGACTGATACACCTGCCCACTCCGCGATAGGCTCTAAAGTCGACCTTCTTGGCTCTTTTGTAAAACCTTGCTGGATTCTAAAAACAGTAGACTGTTTAATTTTTGGGAACTTTTGCTCGAGATCATTCGGGTTTGTTTTATGTTTCGTAAGTAGATAATCAATATTCGACTTCAAATAATTCATAACAAATACCAAGCCTATTTCACATGTCCTATTTTATGCGAAAAAGCATAATTAATTTAAAATAACTCATAATTGCATTGACTATTATGCAAACATGCATAAAACTATAAAAATGACTAAACAGGAAATTACGCATGAATCTCCAAGAAAAAATTTCATTTTTAATTACTAGTGGATATACGCAGCAATACATAGGCGAAAAATCAGGCATTGGGCAAAGTTCTGTTTCGAGAATCCTTCGAGGACTGCAACAAAGTGTGAATTACGAACGAGGAGTTGCCTTAGATAAATTGGTCGAAATTGCTCAGGTGCAACAATGTCCGAAACATTAATTGCAAGCATTACACACAAATGCTCATTTACTGAAAAGCAAAAATTAGAAGCTTTGGCCATTACGCGAAAAATAAGTCTTTCTGAGCTGATACGTTCAATTTGCATTAAGGAAATCCGAGAAGTGGAAGAGATGCTTAATTCTCTCCAAAACGCATTCGCTCTTACCACAGATACAAGAGATACGTTTGAGCTGGCATCACCCCAGCAAATTATTGACGTCACCCCTAGAAAAATTACAGGCACAAAAAAAGCCCAACTGTGCGACCAGTTGAGCCTTATTGCCGTTCACACAGATATGTAAACGAGATTTGCAGATGAAGAATTTAACACGTATTGCGGAGGCTGTGAAGAAATGAATGCAGCGAAAGTAATCCAATTTCCCAAACAGATTGATCCGCAGCCTAAGCAAGAGGCTGGAAAGAGCATGTATAGCGAGAAGTTTAATAGCGGCTATGTAATGTCTAGCCGATTGTATAGAAAAGAGGTGTGGCCATTCCTGAGTGATGCAGCACGTAATGTTTATGCTGAACTAGAAAATCGAATTAACGGTCATAACAAAGCATCTGATTTTGTTAGCTATTCACAATTACAGGGAGGTGAACTGAAAGGATCAAGAAAATTAAGCTCTAAAACGGTAACTATTGGCGTTAAAGAACTATTAAATCTTGGGGTTATTAGTGTTATTGAGCACGGCAAACAAGGAGTGAAAAAGTATCAGATAAATGAAATATCTATTGCAGACCACTTTACAAAGGAAAGTACTTTACAAAGGAAAGTAGTTAAGGGAAGTACTTTACAAAGGAAAGAAGACCACTTTACAAAGGAAGGTAAAACCACTTTACCAAGTAAAGACACAATAGATAATAAGAATTTTATAGATATTAAAAAAAACAAATCTACTGTGGATAACTCTGAATCGGAAATGTTTAGCAACTCGGTTCAGTACCAGCAGAACGACAACGAACTTTACACCCTCAGAGAGTTGGCCAACCTGTACACGATCAAATCTGATTTTACAGCGCAGGCTAAAAACCAAAATCCACAGCTCACCGATGAAAAGATTCTGGATGAGCTAAAAAACTTCGCTCAGTGGTCAATAGGTCGAGACAAAACCACGGCACAAGGCTGGATGAATTATTGGATTTACCGAATTCAAAATTTATCTGCAGGTAAACCAAAGGCAGCACGTCAAAACCGTAGAACACGGGCAACCAAAAATCTTACAGATTCTCAAATCGACATGTTCAGCAAAAAACTTTGTGCCATGGGAGATTTTGCAAGTACTTACGCCAGTACAGGCGAATCACAGAAAAGCTTTGAATCCCGTATCGCTACAAAACTTCGAGATCCTGAAAACCTAAAACATTGGGCTTCATACCTTCGTGACGTTGGTTTTGTAGGCAACGTGGAGGGTATGGCATGAGACCAACAGGCAGCACACATGTCGAGAATGACGGCACATTCTGGAAGCTCGAAAAGGGCACATGGTTTCACTATAACGAACACTTTCACAAGTGGGCTACATACGTTGGGAAGGTGAACCACAGTTTTTTAAACAAATTGCATGAATTGGGAGCTTAAAGCATGAGATGGAGTGAAGAACAGCTCGACAGCCACTTAAAAGCGCACCAGAACCGCAAAAATAGCACCGTAGCGACACGAAAAGAAAAAAGTGATGCCAGAGCACTAGGCAGACTCAAACAGGGCGTTATGAACCAAACAGAGCAAAAATACGCAGATCACTTAGAAGGGTTAAAAATTTTAGGTGAGGTTGCATGGTTTGCATTTGATTCAATGAAATTTCGCCTTGCTGACAAAACATTTTATTCACCAGATTTTATCGTGATGAAAGTTACAGGCGAGCTAGAAGCGCATGAGGTGAAAGGGCACTGGGAAGATGACGCGAGAGTAAAAATCAAAGTGGCGGCTGGAATGTTCCCAATTCCATTTATCGCCGTTAAACGCAATTCCAAAAACAATACTTGGGAATACGAAAATTTTTAATAATTACGAGGTGTCTATGAGCAATTTAGGCTTTGATTTTACGGTTGATGGTAGTGCTTTTAAGGATTCCCCTCGCGCACGCGCGCGTTTCTTTGACGCAAACAAGAAGGCCAAACGGTTCATTAAGGCACGTAACACCTACAAAGCGCCTGATTTTAACCGAATGCTTTTAGACCTCCGCAATCTTAATTTTTCACACGAGAAGGTAGCTATGCTTTTAAAAGTGAGTGGTTCTACTACGGTGTCGGCATGGGCAACAGGAACACGGCCACACTACGAAAACGGCGAACAGCTCATCATGCTATGGCAAGACCAAACAGGAATTGAGAGATTCCCACGTGAAGGCGAACAACTCACGTATCGTTATAAGTTTGGCCAGATGGATATTTTTTCAGATGGTGGTTTGTGTGACCAAGTGATAGCAGAGTTAGACGATGAACTACGTGACGGAGAAGGGCGATGAATCTAGTAATCGGTAATAAATACAAATGGAAGCATGAGCCACAAATATTGATCTATATCGGCAAAAAGAATGGGTGGCATCAATTCACGTTGAAAGACAAGGTATGGTGCGAGTGCTTGGATTCAGATCTTTACTACATGGAGCCAGTGCAATGAACGCTATCAAGTTTATTCAAGAGTTCGATATTGAAAAGGCAAGGGAAGTGGTGAGAAGTGAATTTGAGAAAAACAGATATTGGATAGGTTTATTCAAAACTGATGTTGAGTTTAATGGATCACTTGGCGAGTTTGGAAGATACGAATTAAACGGTTCTAGAGATGTGAATCATAGCTACTTAGAAGCTTTTAATGGTAAGTGGGAAGCATACGCCAAAGCTTGGCAACACCGCCAGACCGAGGTGGATGAGCTGAAAAAACAAAATGCCTGGTTAAGCGATGTGGCAGAGCGTGAAAATAAACGGGCCAACAATCTTCAACAGGACAAAACAAGTACAACGATATCACTTGGCAAAACGATTCAAGAAAAGAATGAGCTGCAAAAGCGGGTGGATGCCGTGGTTATGGAAATTGAAAAGCTGCATTTATCAGGTGTCATTGGTTTTGGCACCGTTAAGAAGTTAGAGCAAGCGCTCAAGTGTGTGAAATTAGAAGATGAATAATCGCATACTTTAATTTAAATTATTGGGAAATTTTATTAATTGTTTCTATGAAAATGAATTTAATTCTCGAATATATAAAGAAAGCATCTTTTATTGAGATACTTACGGTTTTATTTTTCCTGAGTGTTGGAGTTTCACTGGCTTTTAAAATAGGGTTTTATAATGCTTTAGGGGTTGGGTGGTACATCCAAAACCTTACCCCTCAGTTGCTTTTTATATCGTCATTGAAAATTATTTTCATTTCTTTTGGTGGGGTAGGTGCTGGTTACATTATTGGTCTGAAATTTAGTGAAAAATTTGTTTCCACACTAGCCATGGCCGTTGTTACCTGTTATTCGGTTTTTGTTGGCTTAATTGAACCTAACTTTGATATTAAAATACAATTTTCTGATTATTTTGGATTGATTTTATTTTTATACTATACAACTACATCAATGTATGTTGTTTCATTAGAATTAAAAAATAGAAGGTATAATAATACATTGTTCGTAGGCCCACGAAGACCAATAACACGGGAAGAGTTTTTTTTAGATAATGTTTTTAAATGTATTCTTGTTTTGTCATTTTTCTTTTTACCTTTTGCTACTGGTAGTGATGCTGGGAAATTAGTCAAAAAGAATAAATATGAAAATAATGAGGTTGTTGTAAAGGGGTCTCCAAAAAAATGGTACTTGGTTGATATAAGTGGGGATAAGGTACTGTTAAAGGAAAAAAATATACAAGATGATGTTTTCAAGATGGTTGAATATAAAGAAATTGAAACTATTACTGTTAAATAAATACCCAACAAACCCCGATAAACAACAAAACAAACTAAGCCTTAATCATTAACGATTGAGGCTTTTTTATGACACGTCGAGTACAAACACCGGGTGCAACTGCAGCACAACCAGAAGAAACAAAAGCAGCAGATAGTCAGACACAGCAACAAACTGATGCAGCCCTTCAACATATCAATAACAGCACTAGTGATGACCCACAAGAACAACAGGTGCTAGGTCAAATCGATAACCATTCCGAAGCTATTCTGGCGAATCAAGAGCTCATCCTCGAAGGTCAAAAACGCATTGAAAATAAACTGGATCAACTCTTATCGGCTGGTGGTATCGAAGTAGCTAAAAAGATGCGCTGGGTTCAAGGTAAGAACGGCCACGAATTGAAGGAGGTCTAAGCCATGTGCGGAGGGTTCGTAGGTAAGACACTTTCTACAGTGACGGATGCAATTGGGCTTACAAATACCAAGGCAGATTCAAAGGGTTTTGATGCTGAAGGTGCAGACCTAGAGGCCAAGCGTAAAGCTCAGGAAGAAGCAAACGTATCTATTGCACAACGTAAGAAGCGTAAGGCTTCGGAAGTACTTTCATCTGCTCAAGACAATGAAAAGAAATCCACTTTAGGAGGCTAATGCATGAGCGATCTAGCAGACCGCCTTTGTAAGCGGCTAGGTGAGTTAAGAGCAGAGCGTGCGAAGTTCGAATCACACTGGACTGAATGTTATCAATACGGTGCACCTGAGCGCCAACAGTCATTTAATGGCGGTAACGGTCTGCAAGAAACTCGCAAGAAACAGCGTGCCGACTTGCTTGATTCTACGGCCGCAGAGTCTATTTTAACTTTTGTCTCAAGCCTCATAGCTGGAACAACGCCAGCTAACGCGATTTGGTTCAAGGGCATGATTGACGGAATGGATGATGACACTGTCCTTACCCAAGGGGAACATTGGATTGAACAAGTCTGTCAATTCATGTGGCGCAACATTCACGGCGCTAATTTCGACTCTGAAATATTTGATTTGATTATTGATTTTGCCGTAGCAGGCTGGGGAGTGCTTTACGAAGACATTAACCGAGAAACTGGCGGCGGCTATATGTTCCAGACTTGGCCAATCGGTGAATGCTTTATTGCTTCAACACGTCAAGATCAGATCGTAGATACGATTTATCGTTTATATGAAATGACAGCCGCGCAGATCGTTAAGCAATTCGGAAAGCACAAAGTAAGTAAAGCTGTGCTTGATGCTTTCGAGAAATCACCAGACCAGCGCATTAAATTAGTCCATGTGATTGAGCCAAGATTAGACGCACAACCAAGTACAGGCCGAGTTTTATTACCGAAGAATATGCCTTTCGCTTCATATCATGTTGAGATTGACGAAAAAAATATTCTAAAAACTTCGGGTTTTAATGAGTTCCCATGTGCTGTTCCAAGATTTAGAAAAATACCAAGCAGCGTGTACGGTATTGGCCTAATGTCAATTGCTTTGCCAGATGCTAAAACCGCCAATTCATTAATGCGTGACACGCTGCGTAGTGCTGAAATTGATGTTCTTGGAATGTGGATTGCTGCAGATGACGGCGTTTTAAACCCTCGTACTGTGCGATTAGGCGGCGGCAAGATCATAACGGCTGATAGCACTGAATCAATGAAACGTTTGGACTCAGGTTCTAATTTTCAAGTATCTGAACAATTGCTAGACCGCTTACAAAGTGGGATCAGACGCAAGCTAATGGCCGATAGTCTCACACAGCACTACAACACGCCTCCGACTGCAGCAGAGATTTATGCGCGTGTAGATATGATTCGCCAGCAACTAGGGCCGTTGTATGGTCGTTCACAAGCTGAATTATTAGTCCCAATTCTTGATCGTTCTTTTGGTCTAGCTTATCGAGCTGGTGCGCTTGGTGACGCGCCAGATGAGCTTCAAGAAAGGAACATGTCATTTAAGTTTACTTCACCACTTGCCAGAGCACAGCAGCTTGAAGACGTGGCGGCAATTGAGCGCTTTATGGCTTCAATGGGTGCTATTGCTCAATCAGATCCTAACGCAATGGATAACGTAAATACAGATGCTATCCCTCAGGTTCTCGCACAGCGTTTAGGTGTTCCAACTTCGGTTATGCGTACAGAACAAGAACTCAAAACTTATCGCGAGGCTAAGGCACAAGCGCAGCAACAGGCAGCAGCTCAAGAACAAGATGCAGCACTAACTGAACAAATGGGAGGTGCTTTGGCCAAAGGCTTAGAAAATGAAATATCGAGTGAGGTGCGGTCATGATTTTGATTATTGCTGTATTAGCAATCGCTTTGTTTATTGCATGTGTCTGGATGTATGTGCTTAGCCAAGATTTGAAAGCAAGTCAAAAAATGGCTGAAAACTATCAACAACGTTGGTTTGATGAATTGGATGTGTCCAATGAATTGCGTAGCCAAAAATTTGATGAGTGGGAACGTGCAAACACTGCAGTAGAACAAATCATCATGCTTAAACAATCTTTTAGAGATTTGGTTGATCAGCAAAATGATGATCTTGGCTTTGGTACGCACGTTCAATGGAGATCAACCAAGAAACCAACATCCCAAACTTATCGCCTCCATTTTGATATAGAGCCAAACGGCCAGCGAATTTTAGAAGAATTAACCGTCAGATTTAAACGAAGCGTTTACACCGAAAGCGAGCGTGAAACGTGTCGCCGTATCGGTAGAGCCGAAGTAGTCGATTTTATTTTAAACCGTATCAACACCGCTAACGATCCACGTTACAGCGAACAATTAGAGATTATGGAGCAAGAAAATCATGTCTAATTTAAACCAACCTACTGACACACCAAACACAACACCAGTAGAACAAACTCAAACAACGCCAGCCGTGGAAACTAATACACCACCCGCTACCGATCAGCGACAGGATAATCCACAACAGCAACCACCTGTAGAAACTCCACCGCCTGCAACTGATACAAAGCCTACAGGCACAGTTCCAGAAAAAGCCGATGCTTATAGCGTTGGGATTGAGGGCTTTGATATGGCCACATTCTCAGCATATGAGGGGAATAAAGCCTTTTTAGAAAAAGCACATGCTTTGGGTGTGTCAAACGAGCAAATGACGGCGATTCTTGAGGCGTATGAAGAAAATAACGCCGTGAATGTTGAAACCCTTCAAACAGAGTGGGGTGGCGAATTTAATAAAAATATTGGATTTGCAAAACAAGCAATTGAAGCTGCAGGCATGACTATGGCCGATGCTGATGGGCCGATGTTTGGTATCAAGATGGCCGCATGGATTGGCAAACAATTACAAGAAGATTTGCCGCCAGTAAATACCCAACAAAATGGGGCTGAAACAATTGAACAATTAATGATGTCAGATGCATACAGTGATGCCAATCACCCAGATCATAAGGTTACGGCAGCACGTGTGAGTAAATGGTTTCAGGAAAATACTACAGAATAAGGGGTAGAGCATGTCTCAAGACTTCGCAACAAACAATGAAATGATCACGGCGGCATTTAAGCGTGAATTTCACACGGCTTTTGAAACGAAAGCCCGCACAACTAAATCAGCTTTACAAGTTTTAGTTAAAGATCGTGGCGCAATTGGTGGTTCTTCTTTTACGGTTAACGATATGGGTGACCTTAAAATGAAGGAAATGACAACCCGTTTTCAAAAAACAGAATGGGAAGTACCAGAGGCAGGAACACGCTTGGCCGTGATGAAAGACTTCGGTCTTTTCGTTCCAGTAGACCCACGAGATGAGGCAAAGCTATCAGCTAATCCAACATCAGAATATATGCAGGCGTGTCTATCAGCGGAATTTGATGAGCGCGATAATACAATCATCAAAGCCCTTGGCGCATCGGTGCAGCGTAAAACCAAGGATGGCGAGGATTACACACCTACACCGCTGCCAGCCTCTCAAATTATCTCCGCTGGTGGTCAGCCAGTTAACAAAGCAAAGATCGTTAAAGCACGTGGTCTTATGCGTAAAACCAAAATGGATAAACGTGGACCGCTGTACGCTATCTATAACTCGGAAATGTTAGAGCAAATTCTGATTGATGATGAATTAACAAAGTGGGATCGTGAAACAATTCAAAATATTCAAGATGGTGATGTAGCTCAGAAATGGGCAGGCTTTATCTGGTTGCCTTATGAAGAGTTGCCGAATGGTGCAGGCGGTGCAACAGAAGGCCGTTCTTATTTCACAGCATCAAATGCGGTGCACTTCGGCCGTAATACAATTAGCAATTTTGATATTGCTGTGCGACCTGATATGTCGAACGTTAAACAGATCGGTGGCATCACATCATACGGTGCAGCTCGGTCACTTGAAGAGTGTGTAATTGCACTGGAATTTGTACGTTAATTAACACCCAAAAAACACTATCAAAACCTCGGCAACCATAAACAAAAGTTACCGAGGTTTTTTATTATGACAGCAACAAGAGTCAGCATTTGCAATGCTGCATTACGCATGATTGGCGAAAAAGTAATTGCTAGTTTTGATGATGAAACGGAACTCGCAGAACATTGTCGAGATATTTACACCCAGACACGGCGCAGAATTTTACGTGACCATCCGTGGTCATGTGCACGTAAGCGAGTAACACTTTCACCAGTCACTACACACCCAAGCTTTGGATATGCTCATGCTTTTCCATTACCTAGAGACTTTATTCGAGTTGTTGATCCCAATACGAACTGCTATGAGATTGAAAGCCGCCATATTCTAGCTAATACAAGCCGTATTAACCTTGTTTATATTTTTGACAATGACAACGAGGATACATGGGATTCCATGCTTACCGAGGCAATGAGTCTGCAACTGGCATCGAAAATGGCTAAGCCTATTACAGGGAGTGATGCAACTGCACAAACAGCCGAAGCTGAATACCAAAAACTTATTAAAAGCGCGCGAAGTGTGAATGCCCAAGAACGACCAAGCCAAGATATGCAATACGCGGAATCCTCTTATCTTGGAGGGCGTTATTAATGAGAAGCTGGATATTAAAAAACAACCTAAGTAGTGGTGAGTTGTCACCGTTGCTTTGGACCCGAACAGACGTGCAACAATACGCAAATGGCACAAAGAAATTGCTTAATGCTCTGCCATTGGTGGAAGGTGGAGCAAAGAAAAGACCAGGCACTAAATACAGAGGAGTATTTGAAAATGCAGTGCGATTGATTCCCTTCATTGCCAATTCGGAAAATACATATTTATTAATTCTTGGGTTTGGCTTTATGAAAGTGTACAACCCTAGAAGCTATTCTGTAGTTTTTGAAACGACTACACCTTATAACACTTTGAAAAAAGTACAGGAAATTCAATTTGCGCATACGAAGTACCGCATTTTCTTTGTTCAAGGCGATACACCCGTTCACCGTTTTATTTGTTCTGCAGACTTCACAAACTGGCAGTTTGCACCCTTTACGTTTAACGTTCACCCCAATGATGAGCTAGGTAGTAGCCCTAATGTGGCTCTTACACCGTCTGGTATTGAAGTTGGGAAAATCATCTCTTTGTCAGCTTCATCTTTCCCTAATTGGATTAAGTCTGAAACATATCTGACAGGCGATAGAGTCATTCACAATTCAAAGACTTGGCGAGCTACGATAGACAACAAAGGGAAAGAACCTGATGGAATAATTACCGATTGGGAAGAAGTAACGGAAGAAGCGGCCAATGTTTTTAAACATTCTCATGTAGGCTCTATTGTTGAGATCAATAGTGGACAAGTCAAAATAACTGAGTACATCGACCCATCAAAAGTGAACGGGGAAATCATGGTTAAGCTTGCTAGTGATGTACAGGCAATTGCTAAATCATGGTCACTTAAAACACTGGCTTTTAGTAATGAAAATGGTTATCCAAAAACTGTATGTTTTTTTAAGCAACGTTTAGTTTTTGCCAATACCAAAGCAAGTCCGAATCAATTATGGTTTAGCCGCATTGCAGATGACGGAAACTTTCTAGAAACGACAGAAGATTCGGATGCGTTTAGTATCGCATCAAGCTCCGCTCAATCAGACAATATTCTGCATCTATCACAGCGAGGTGGCGTTGTTGCACTTACGGGTGGTTCGGAGTTCTTAATTAGTTCAAATGCTGCATTAACGCCAGCTTCAGCTCAGATTGACCAACACACAAGCTATGGGGTGCAAAAGGACGTGCGACCTTGTCTTGTTGGAAATGAATTGTTATTTGTCCAGCGAGGAGGTGAGCGTTTAAGAGCATTGTCTTATCGTTATGAAGTGGATGGTCTTGTATCACCTGAGCTATCAGCCGTTGCAACGCATATTTCGGAAGACCACGGCGGCATAAAAGAGCTCACATATCAGCAAACACCTAACAGTATTGTTTGGTGTGTACTTGGGGATGGGTCAGTAAGCAGCATCACACTTAACCGCGATCAAGAGATGAATGCATGGGCGCAACATGATTTTGGATGTAGTGTACTCTCCATTTGTGCATTGCCTACGGCTTTGGGAGAGGATCAGTGCTTTATGCTTTCAAGGCGCAATGATTCGACTGTTTTAGAAGAATTTAGCGAAGCAGCTTTAAGTGATTGTGAATTCGATATAGTCGTTGTAAACGGCATTGCATCTGTTTTGGGTTTAGACCTAAAGGTTATTAATTCAGGTATTGCCAATTATAAAAATGAAGATGGTTATTTTTATTCAAATTACACAATAACTGATACGAGCATCAAACTACCAATACGTGATTTGTCACAGATGATTCATGTTGGCCAGCCATTCAAAACAGAAATTGATTTATTACCGCCTGACTTTAGCCAAGTGCCAGCCACAGCAATGTTTCATAAGATTATCATCCATGAAGCTGCAATATTTCTGAATCGTTCTATTGGTGGATTTGTTAATGGAAAGGAATTATCGACAAAACTTTATAACCAGAATGCCTTTACCAATATGCCATATACAGGGTATGCAACAGAAACAATGCAAGGCTGGACAAAATTACATGAATTAAAGCTGCAGATAACACACGACAAACCCCTACCATTTCACATGCAATCTATTTCTATTCGGGCATCAATCAACGAGAAATAGAATGCTTAACATTAAAACCGCGGTAGTTCAGGATGTGCAGACGCTTATTTATTTTGGTAAGCGTCTTACAGTTGAATCACCTAACTTTTGCGACCAAGGGTTTAATGAGCCTTTGGCCTCAAAGTTCTTTTCCATTCTTATCGAAAAACAATCGGTTTTTATCCTTTTTGATGGTGATAAAGCCATAGGAACTTTGCTGGGTGAAATAGGTTTTTGCTGGCGCACAGGGCAGAAATTGGCATTTGAACACGGTTTATATGTTCTGCCTAAATATCGAAAAAGTGGTGCTGCTTCCATGTTGATTGAGCACTATTTTAGATGGGCTGGTAATCAAAATATTGACCGTATGCAACTAGGCACCATGACAGGGATTCATGCAGATAAAACGATTCAGCTCTATCAAAAACACGGCCTAAAACTTACAGGCTATGTGCTTGAGAAGGAGGTGTAACCATGTGCAAAGGTAATGCTGTTTCTAGTTCATTAGAAGCAATGCAAGGAATTAGTAATGCTGTAACAGCAGATGCTACAGCAAAGGGTAACGCAAAGACTGTGCAGTCAATGGCTCGGCTAAATGCATCTAAGTTAAAAGAACAAGGTCGCAAAAATGCATCAAGTGCACGTGCTGCGGCTGCAGAAAATGGCTTGGACGTAAATGTTGGTGTTCCTACGATTTTTGAAGATGAGATTTTAGGAGATGCCGCTTACAACGCATCAATGACTATGCAAGATGCCAACAACCAAGCTAAACAAATACGCCGACAAGGTGCAATGCAGCGTAATAACTACGGCTTGCAAGCTGCCAGCTCAGTGGTAGATACCTTTGGTCAAGTCTATGGGTGGAAATAATGGCTATAATTCCTCGCTCTCAGGGCCGTGTTAGCCCTCAACCTACATTACAGCAGCAAACCCCTTTAACGGGGCTTAGTGCTGTAGGTCGTTCAATTGGTGGCGTTCTACAGGCAAAGGAAGACTTTCAAGATCAGCAGGCCGTTACTGCTAAAAATATTGAATTATTCAATAACCAACTTTCTGAGAAAGAAGGGCAAGTACAGTTAGATGATTTTCTATCAACTAAATTTGCCGAAAAAACTACACTACTTAGAAATGATGTGGCCAATGGTGTAAAAAATTCACAACAGGCAAATGAAGAACTAAAGTCGTGGACAGATGAGCAATACGGTAGTTTCTCTCAGTCATTGCCTATGCATGCACAGCATCTTTATCGTCAGCAAGTAGATAGTGCGATAGGTCGTCAAGGTGCTGGTTTTTTACCTTTGCAGCTAAAAGCCGACGAGCAAAAAGGCGGTGTATTAGCAGATCGTTTTTATGATATTTCAACTCGTTTAGGTCGTGATGAAGGAAGGAATTATTTAGTTAAAAATCTTGCTGGATTACCACTTTCTGATGCTCAAAAAAGTGAGACGCTGAATAAATATGAAACGACTCGCGATATCACGGATATTGATTCTCAGATCACTAAAGCTATATCTAGCAATGATATTGAAGGATTGCAGGCATTATCAGGTAATCTGAAGAACTATAAATATATAAATGGATCAACTGCCCAAAAATTTGAGACTGAGATTCAAAGCAAAATTTCCACACTGCAGCAACGGCACCAAGTGGCAGAAAATAAGCGTGTAAATGAGGCTGAGAAAGTGCTCACCGAGTTTAAGCAAAATGTCTTAACTGGTCGTGGTATGGATTTGACATATCAAAATACTGTAGAGGCTGCAGTTAAGGGTACGCCTGCAGAAGCCGAATATCAGTTTTATAAAAAACAATCTTCTGATTTTATCCGCTTTTCTAAGCTAAACACTGTTGATCAAATTGCCGAGATAAATAAAAGACAAGTTGCTATGAAGCAGAAAGGATCTGCTGATGCGGTTGCTGAAAACAAAATCTTATCTACTTACCAGTCGATTTATGACAATAAGCTGAAAACGAATAAAGAGAATCCAGCACAAGCATTACGTGAAAAGGGTATTGAGTTACCAGAAATTAATGCTTTATCCATGAAAGTTAACCCTAGTGATTTTGCTCAGAAGGTTGTGACAATTGGCTCTTATCAAGTAGCCCAGCGTGATAACGATGCAAATGCAACGATTAAGCCTATTCCATTAGAGGCCTTGCCTGAGGCAAAAAAAGTGTTTGAAGAAGCCTCTGTCGATCAGAAATTAAATCTAATTTCTTCACTCATCAAACAGAGTGGTGGTGTTAAGAATGGCAAAACGATTTGGGGGGAAACGCTAGGCCAGTTAAGTGATGGTGATCAGGCTTACCAAATGGCTGGTGTGGCTAGAATGAATAATTTCCGTTCTGATGCTGGATTGGATGTTGCTAAGGCGATTGTTGCAGGGAAACAGGCCTTAAAAAATAAGCAAATGGTTCAGCCAAAAGAAGCATTGATGAAAGAAAAATTTAATCAGTATGTTGGGCAAACGGTTTCAGGTGAAACAGCTAATCTGACTTATTCAGCTTTCGAATCAATATATGCCTACTTAACTGAGGCCAGAGGTCAGACCCATAAAAACGCAGATGAGTATAAAGAAGAAATAGGCAAGACGGCATTAACTTTGGCAACAGGTGGCGTTTATTCACAAGGTGGAAAGTTTAAGGATTACACCAATAGATCGATTTCAAATTGGAAAGTCAGTATGCCCTATAGCATGAAAGATGATGAATTTGAAAAGAAGATTAACAAGGGTTATGCAGACCTTTCAAAAGCCACTGGCATGTCAGTAAATGAATTAGAAAACTTTCGTTTAGCACGCTCTGCAGTCACGGGAAGTAACGGCGATTTGATGTACGACCTAATCAACGAACGTGGTCGCCCATTGGTGGTAAATGGCGCTATTTGGCGTATTCGCATGAATGGAGTAACTAAGTAATGAGTAATTGGTTATCTGATTTATCTAGTGAACAACAACAGTCTATAGACCAAGCAAACAGTAATGGATTGCAACATAAAGACATACGCCCGAAAGATGGTCCTAGTGCCTTTGCTGGTGTGATTGATTCGCCTTTGCGTGGTGCTGGTGTAGGTTTTATTAAAGTCGCCGATACTATTGCTAGACCGCTGGATTTTGCAGGGGATGCGGCAAGTTACGCCGTGGATTATTTAACTAACGAAAATGATATCCCTACTTTTAGTGAGTATCGACAAAAAGCTATACAGTCCCGTGACGATCTGGTTTTTAAAAGTATTGAAGCCTTGGAGGATAAAGAAAATACGGGATTAGTCGGTAATATTGGTGTCGGCCTTGGTGATTATTTATGGCGAGGTTTAGTTGGTGGTTATGCTGGTGGTATTGGTGGTGCAGCCGTTTTAACTGGTGGTACGACTGGCACAAACCAATACAACAAACAAGTACGTGATGGGGTAGACAGTTCTACAGCCTTGCAAGTGGCTGGTGTTAATGCTGCAGGGGATGCGGTTGCTGCTGCATTGCCTTTGAGTTATGGCTTTAAAGGTGCAGGCGGAATAGTTAAAGATGGACTTTTGTCGATTGGTGGCGCAACTGGATTGAATGCTGGTATTCAGTTTACTAGTAATGAAGTCTTAAAGGATGCAGGCTATGACAAACAGGCAAAACAATTTGAAGTAACAGGGGAAACTGTATTAACTGATTTAATACTTAACTCAGTGATGTTTGGTGCTGCAAGAGGCGTTGCATATCGAAATAACAAATTAGCAGAAGATGTTAATGCTGAAATGCAAAGAATTGCGAATGATCCTGAGGCAAAGGCTGATGTGATCAATGAAACATTAGTTCGCAATGAAATGGATTTTGAGAATGTTAGCGCACCGGTGCGAATTACAGACCCTATTCAAGAGAATAGGCATTATCAAAATTTAGATACTGCAACTCAGCAATTGCGTTCTGGCCAACAAGTTCAAGTGACTCACCAAGTGAGTGGTGAGCTAAAATCAAGAAAAGTAAATTTCGATTCAAGCGCATTACCGACTAATGCAAAAACCATTGCGAGAAAGGCACAACAAGAGGGTGTTGACCCAACAGTAGCCTTAACCATTGCACAAATGGAAAGTAATTTCAGTCACACCGCACAGCCACCAGTCGGCAAAGATGGGAAGCGTGCATCAACGGCACATGGATTATTCCAAGTGCTCGATAAAACTTGGCGTAATCTTGGGGGAAGTGATCGAAATAACATTGATGAGCAAATCAAAGTTGGTTTAAAGCATATCAAGCAAGCGAACAATTTTATTAAACAGAAGCTCGGCCGCGAACCCGTGGCGCATGAGCAGTATCTTGGCCACTTACTAGGGCCTTCTGGTGCAGTTAAGGTTTTAAGTGCTGATCCTAATGCAAAACTAATTGATATTGTGCGCCAATACGATTCTAAAAATGCTGCAGACATAGTAAACAACAACGGTATGGCAGGCATGACTGTAGGCCAAGCCGTGGAAAAGTGGCGTAAAAAATGGAATACCGTAAGCGCTAGATATGGAGGGGAAAATACAAGTACCGCTTATGGGATGGACGGCTCAAGCTATGACTTTGCATATGAAGTAAAAGACCTATCAGATTTAATTGCCTCAAACGACAATCTGTATGGGGTAAATCCTCGCTATCCAATCGAATTACAACCCCGAGACAGGACGCGTGAAGCATCAAGACAACAAATTGAGAACATGGCCAATGATCTCAAACCAGAGTTATTAGGCGAATCATACAAGCTAAGTGATGGTGCGCCGATTATTGGGATGGATCATGTTGTCGAGTCTGGCAATGGCCGAACGTTGGCTATCGGTAAAGCATACGAATCTGGCCGCGCAGAGGCTTACCGTGATTTTGTTCAAAGTTGGGCGGGTGAGAGGGGATTAGACATAACAGGTTTAAATCAGCCTGTATTGGTGCGTACGCGATTAAGTGATGTTAACCGTGTGGACTTCTCAAGATTAGCTAATGAATCCGATGTGGCGCAATTCAGCGCATCTGAGCGCGCAAAATCTGATATTGACAGGCTTCCTGATTCCTCACTTTTGAAAATCAATAATGATGGTACAGTCAATTTAGATAGTTCAATGGATTTTGTACGTGGTTTTGTTGATCAATTGCCGCAATCTGAACGAGCAAACGCTATCACTACAGATGGTCGCCTTTCCCAAGATGGTAAGCGCCGTATTGAAGCCGCAATGGTACAACGTGCTTATGGTGATTCGAGTCTTGTTACGAGACTTGCAGAAAATTTAGATGATGATAGCAAGACTGTTTTAAATGCCCTATTACGTGCTGCTCCTCAACTTTCGCAACTTGGGGATTTAGTCAAACAAGGTGGTCGTCACCCAAACACGATTGCCCAAGACTTGGCACAAGCAGCACAAAAGCTAAGTGATTTAAAAGCTAATGGGCTACGTGTTGATGACTATTTGAATCAAGGCCAACTGATTGATGATGGCCTGTCTGCAGGCGCGCGTGATTTCTTGGATGTTTTCGCTACAAACAATCGAAGTGCAAAAGCTATCAGCGAGAATATTCAAGGAAAAATTGATGAAGTCGAATTAAGAGGTGATCCGAGACAAGGCTCTTTATTCGGTGAATCACCCGAAGAAGTTGCAGCTTTAGAAATTATTATGAAAAACCCAGATCAAGAAATTTCGGTAAGCCGTATGCGTCCAGATGGTGAGATAGAAGAAGTTACCATGACTTTACGTGAGCGACTTGATCAATTGGATACAGAAGCGAAAGCCGCGCAAGAACAAGGCTTAGCAGCAGAAACGGCGGTAATGTGTGCCTTACAATTTGGAGATTAATTAATGAAACAGCAATGCATTCAAGCCGTTCAGAAAGCAATAGGCAGAAAACTTAATGTCAAAGAGGTACAAGACATTGAGAAAAAAATCATTGATGCAAAAAAACAGTTAGCTCGTAAAGACCGCAACAAGTGGCAGCAAATGACTGAAAATGACCGCATGTTAGAGGCGGCGAAGATTGTTGGCCAAGATGCCTTAAATGAAGTGCGCCGAAAAAATTTAATTTTGGCTCAAGACATTTTAACTCAAAATAAAAATCTAACTTTACTTCAAGATCAAAATCACAAGCTACCTATCAGTGAACGTTTAGATCGTATGGTGGCCAATCATGGTGATATGTCAGGCATTCAATCACTAGACTCAAAAGCTCATGCGATAGCCTCATTGTATCGTGGTGAGCTGGTCGATCTATTCACCAATATTAAAGGTGCTTTGGGCTTATATACCGATAAAGACATGATCAATAAAGTTGCCAGAGAAATGTTTAAGGAGAATACAGGGGACGCTACAGCACGAAACATTGCTACAAAAATGCAAGATGTATTTGAAAACATGCGTACACGGTTCAATCGAAGTGGTGGCGACATTGGAAAGCTAGATGATTGGGGCTTACCACAAACGCACAGCGCAGAAAAGTTACTCGTAGCAGGTAAGCAAGCGTGGGTAGATTTTGCAATGGAAAGAATCAATCGTGATAAGTATGTCAATGAAGATGGTTCACTTTATTCTGATTCGCAAATTAGGGAACTTTTAGATTATTCATTTCAGTCGATCGCAACAAATGGCGCAAATAAATTAGAAGTAGGTCGTCAAAATACAGGTGGCGGTTCGTCTAAAGTCACCAACAAACATAGCGAAGGGCGTGTGCTGCATTTTAAAGACGCTGATTCGTGGTTAGATTATCAGGCGGAATTTGGTGGAATGCCGTTTGTAGATTTAATTGAAGCTCATGTGGTTGGCATGTCAAAGGATATCGCACTTGTAGAAAATCTAGGAAGTAACCCTAAAAATGCTATGCGTATTTTAATGGACTCAGCGAGAAAATTAGAGTCTGAGCAAGGCACTACACCCAAAGAAACAGATAAAACCCTAAACCGTGCTCAAGCAATGTTTGATGAATTTATGGGGGCGAATCGTCCAGAAAGTGAAGTGATAGCGAATATTGGTCTAGGTTACCGATCATTAAATGTGGCTTCAATGTTGGGTGGTACTACATTATCGTCAGTAACAGATCAAGCTATGACAGCCAAGACGGCATCAGTTCATGGCATTGCATACAGAAAAATATTTGGTGAACTAATTACTAATTTAAACCCAGCGAATAAAGCAGATAGGGAGTTAGCGCACAGCTTAGGATTGGCCACGCAAGAAATGCTCGGCTCTGTTGCTCGGTGGTCGGATGATGGATTAACTGCAGTACATGGGAAAGCGGCCAAGTTTGCAACGGTCAGTAATTCGATTGCTACTACAGTTTTGCGTGCTTCAGGGTTAAATGCATTAACTGCAGCGAACAAAATAGCATTCTCAAAAATGCTCATGGATAAATACGGGCGAATGACGCGTGATAAAGATTGGGCCCATCTTGATCCTAATGACCGTATGTTATTAGAAGGGGGCGGCATTGGTGAGCGTGATTGGCAAGTATGGCAGCTTGCAAAGCCAGTCGAGGACTATAGCGGCAATCAACTTATGACAGCACGTTCAATATATGAAATTCCTGATAATCAACTTTTATCAGTTATGGATAGCGACGTTAAAACATTGATGGATGATATTAATAGCCAGATTAAATCGCTGGATGATGCGAATGCTATTGATGCCAAGCGAATCGCAAACAAGGCACAGCGTAATGATGACTTAAAAAATCAACTAACCCAAAGATTAGCTGATTATTCAAATAAAAAAGATGCTAAAGCACAGGCAGAAAAACAAGCCCTACAAGACAGAATTGATTTGCTTGAAGCTCAAAAAGACTTTGCAGCAGCTCAATCGGATCTCAATACATATCTTCAAACTGAAAAACAAGCTAATCGTATTCAAGATTTTCTGCAGCAAGTAGAAGAAGGCCGTCATTCAGATAAAGCGGCAAATGATGTGAGAAATAATATCGAGCGAAATGCGCGCCAATTTGGAAACAATGCAGAATCACTGGGTTATCGCTTGGGTAACGCTGAGCGAAGAATGGTAGAAATTAGAGCAAATATGAGAAGGGTAGAAAGTGAAGCAAACAAAGCAATCAAGAGAAAATATCAAGACTTAGATAAAAAAATTAATCAGATTGATGATGATTTTTCACAATATCAATCCAAGCTAGAAGAGCGTCAATTAAGACGACAAAAGGTTATAGATAGAATCTCGGATGGCATAGATGAGAATAAAAAAAATCTAGCCAGTAAAATTCGTGATGAGGTGGCCACAAAATTACATACACATATTTTAGATGAGCAAAGCTTCGCTGTACTTGAGGCTTCACTGCGCGAAAGGACGTTAATGCAGGTTGGTAAACGTGGTTCGGTTATGGGTGAAATAGTCCGGTCTGTTCTGCAATTTAAATCATTCCCTATGGCATTACTAATGAAACACGGAAGCCGTGTAATGTCTCAAAATACTATGTCATCAAAGGCGTGGTATGCAGGCACATTGCTTGGAATGACTACTTTGCTTGGTGGTCTAGTTATCCAGCTTAAAGAGTTGGCCAATGGTAATGACCCTTCGGTTATGTGGGATAGTGATGATCATAAAAAAACATTAGACTTTTTTAAACGTTCTTTTGTAGCTGGTGGTGGACTACCGATACTTGGGGATATCTTGGTTGCTGGAATGGATACAAGCGGACGTGATACAGCAGACTTTTTAAGTGGTCCGTTTGGTTCAGACCTTAAAACGCTTCTCAGTGTAACAGTAGGAAATGCCACTCAATTAGCCAATGGTACGGAAACCAATGCAGGGAATGAAATTTTTAAGGCAATTAAAAGTAAAATACCTGCACAAAATCTATGGTATCTAAAAGCAATTATGAATCGAATGATTTTTGACGGCATTCAGGATACGATTGCACCAGGTTATCGCGAAAAATTACAGCGTAAAGCTGAACGTATGCATAACCGCACAAATTGGCTTGGTGATTTTGAATTGAATGGTGGTTTTAGTGAAGCAAGAGCGCCAGATTTTGAGAGGGTTGTACAATGATTTCATGGAAATATAAAAACAAAAGTTATTATTTTGATCACGTTAAAGCTTTGTGGATAATATTGCTTTTAATCGGTGTACCTATTGCGGCTAGTTGGTTTGAGAATATTAAAATAGTATTCTTTGGCAACTTGGTTGATATAATTTATCAAAGTTTATTTTTAATATTTGTATTTTATTTGGTTTATCTGAATTGTATAGTTTCTTACGTACCCTACTATTTTGATGAGAATGGAAAAAAAATTGAAGGAGAAGAACCGAAAGAATTAAAAGCTCTTAGGTGCAAAAAGAGATAAACACCCAACAAACACTAATTTAATCCCTCGTATAACAACATAAATACGAGGGATTTTTTATGTCTACAGAAAAGAAAGTCGGCCACTTAAAGCCTGAAACTAAAGAGAAATTAAAACTCTGTTTAGAAATGTCTGCCACTGATACCGTTGACCTTATGACCGAAGCATACGGCAAGGATATTTTTGATAAGGAAGGGCGAGGCGATAAAGTCTGGTTATACAAAGGCGCGAAAGAGGCGCTCACATGCATGGAGAAACTTAAACGTATTCTAAATGATGATGAGCTGTCCGTGGGTGATCCGAATGATCGCAAGATAACGCCAGAGATGCAGGCTGCAGCATTACTTGAATCAGTTGCTAAAAAGCTTGAGGAGCGCAAACAGCGTCCGAGCTAATCATGATTAAGGTAAGTTTTGCCGCGTTCTATCTGGTTTATGCTGAAACGCTTAACTGGATAGTTCCAGATTTTCATTTAGACGTCTGCGATTTTTTGGAGGACTATGGTTCGCTCGGCCTCTTAATGATGCCGCGTGGTCATGGCAAATCCACGATTCTTGATATCTATAATGCATGGCGACTTTACTGCAATCCTGATCATATGATCTTGCATCAAGGGGCAACCGATCCCGATGCATATAAAGTGAGTCGTGGTACTGAACAGGTACTTGAACGCCATCCGTTATGCCAATTATTTAATGTAAAAAAAGAACGTGGCGAAACACAAAAATGGTGGGTTTCAGGGTCTACAGATGTGCGTCACGGTTCGATTCATGCACGCGGAATTTTATCGAACGTTACTGGTTCGCGTGCACATGAAATTCAAAATGATGACGTAGAAGTACCAAGTAATATCGGTACACCAGAAGCAAGGGAAAAGCTGCGTTATAGATTGGGTGAACAGACTTTTATTCTTATACCGGGTGGGCAAGAATTATATGTAGGTACACCACACACACATGATTCGCTTTATACAGAGATCATGAATAACCCTGATGCAAAGTGCTTAATCTTCAAAATGTTTGAGAAGGAAAAGCGCTTTGAACAGGTTATAGAAGCATATGTAGATTTTAAGCCCATCTATGTATTTAGTGGCATCGGCAAAACTTCAAAGCTTTTGGTCGAAGGGGAAGATTATCAGGTAAGTGTTAAAGGCAAGTCCCACCATATTACGTTCAATGAATCGCATTATCTGATTGATGTTTACAGTGAGGCGCTATGGCCTGAGCGTTTCACTGGTAAAGAAATGCAAAAGCGTAGACGTAAATGCCGAACGATTAATGCTTGGGATTCACAATATCAGCTACATGCTAAGCCTATTACAGACGTTCGCTTAGATCCCGACAAAATGATTCCATACGCCTGCGAACCAGTGCTTAAACGTGCAAATGGCCAATGGTACATGATGCTCGGTGAACGCCGTATAGTAGGCATGACAGCGCAGTGGGACCCATCAAGCGGCAAGCTTAAATCAGATGTATCTGCGGTGACTTTAACCTTGCATGATGATCTAGGTAACAAGTACTGGCATAGATCAATCGCCCTAAAAGGCGAAGTCATTGTGACAAATGATCGGGGAGAGGTGGTTGGTGGCCAAGTCTGGCAATTATGCGATCTGATTGAAGAATATAAAATCCCAAAAATCACGATTGAAACTAATGGTATTGGTAACTTCGCGCCAGCTTCTCTAAAAGCAGCATTAAAGAAAAGAAAGTTACGTTGTGGTGTTGATCCGCGACATTCAACCAAACCTAAAAATAAACGCATTCTGGAAGCAATGGAAGGCCCTTTAATGTCTGGCCTTATATGGGTTCATGTATCAGTGATTGATACAAACGAAGGAGAAAATACTTCAACTCAATATAAGCAAATGCAGCAATTTAACCCAGCCATTAATGATCAAGAGGATGATTATATGGATTCGTTTGCTGCAACACTCACCAGTTCGCCTGAACGAGTCGGGAAAATACACAACCAAAATGATCCTAATGAAAGTCCTAATTGGAGAACGGATGGCGGCGTTACGGATGCTGCCTTTGATTTTGAATATTAGGGTGGATATATGGCAGTACCTGAACAGATTCCATATAAAGAATATACAGCTAATGGTGTTACAACAAGCTTTGATCTTGAGTTTGATTGTGATAAATCAGAGTATTTAATTGTTACTTTGGATGGCGAAGAAGCGCCTGTGGGATCATGGAATTTTACTGGTACCACAATCAATTTTTTATCTGCGCCGAAAAATGGCGTCATAGTTGGAATCATCCGTAATACACCATTAGAACGAACTACAGATTATCAACTCTATAATAATTCGTTTAAGCCAAAACCCGTTAATAAAGACTTCGATTTAATTTGGTGGAAGCTTCAGGAACTAGGTGTTACAGATTGGTTATTAGGTAAAAAAATATCTGATCTAAAGTTGTATGTTGATGAGCAAGATAACGAATTAAGAGAATTCCTGCTTAATAAAATCAATGAGCAAGGTGTAGCACTAGAGCAATTAGAAGCTTACTACGAATATATCTTTCAAAGGTTAGCTGAAATATCCTCTGGGCATGGATGGGATGCAAGTTTTATTGCTGATGGCGATGAAACACAAAAGCAAATTAATGATAAGACTGTGCAATTTATTCCAACTGTTGCACAACTTTTAACTTATAAACCAAGAAAAGACGGGCAACTTGTCGTCGTTAAATCTTACACAGGGCTAAATAAGGAAGGTGGGGGTAAGTTTGTCTTTAAACTTGGTGATTCAACTACAATCAATAACGTTGATGTTTTTAGTGGAATTGGCGGACGTTGGTTTCGCTATAATTGGAAAAATCCTGATATTTTTGATGCTGGGTTAGATGGGTCAGAAAGTGATGTTACAGTAAAGTTTCAAGCACTTGTTAATGCTGCGACCAATATAAATCAAGCTGTAAACTTAAGATGGAAAACCGTAAAAATTACACAATTGGATATTCCAGACAATATGCATTTATGTAATGGGGTGGTCGATGTCACTGCTAGCACATGGCAAAACACATATGGGCGTGCTGCTTTAATGCTTAAAAACACAAATCGTAATGCGACTGGGGTGGATTATGAACTACAAGCAAATTATTTAGTATTAGCAGAAGCAAAAAATATAAAGTTTGTAAATATCAACTTTAAATCCGATAGCTATGCAGGAATATTCTATAAGTTCGATGGATTACAGTTTATTAATTGCACGGGGAATTGGAATACTCTCAATATGTTTAAGTTTGTGGGGGGGTGGAATGGAACCCCTTTAATTAATGATACCCCTACATCCTACAATCTAGTAGATCCAATAAATGGAAGATGCAAGAACATTTTGATTAAAGATTCAAAATGGTATGGGGGTTATGTTGAAAAGCAATGGTCGAGTCCATTTCGTTTTATCGCTTGTGAAGATGCTTATATCTCAGGTGGTAAAAATGATTCGCCTCTTGGTTGGCATATTGATATATACAACAAAGGGTTCACATTAGATGCTGCAGACTATGTAAACACTAATCAGGATGTTGTACTTGCTGCGATAGACGGGACTGGTCATGCCGATACTTTAGCTGTTTATGTTGGTCAAAATAGTTATGACATTAATATACTTGGTGGAAGATGGAAGGATTTTGGTTTAAAAGGAGCTTATATAGAAAGTGGTTCGCAAGTTACTATTGATGGGGTTGTAGTACGCTGTACTAATCCTAATAGTGTTACAACCTTTGTCGATTTACAGCCGCAATGGCGAAATCTAGAAAAGACATTTTGGGGCAATGTCGCAGATGTAACAATTAAAAATAATGTGGTTAATGGTGTCCGTTTGGGAGTTGTAACAAGTCAGTTCGGGGGGGTTAGATCACTAAAAGGAATTCATATTGAAAATAATTTAATTTCAACAAATACAAACCTATCAGCAATTACAATTACAGGAACTGAAGATTACACTGTAGCAAATAATAATTGTAATGGTGGGTTATATCTTGGCAGAAATAATGGTGGTGGATCTATAACAAAAAACCGTTTCCTTACACCTTCAAACTATGCACTTTATATAGATAGGCAACTTACAGGAATTTTACCAGTAATGGTTAATAATGACTTCTATGTGAATTCAGGTGATGTGATTTACAACAATGCTGGAGATGGGAAGCTGGGCCAAATTGCAGGCGGAAGCATCCAGTCTGGAAATGGTGGACATGTTTTTTCTTTAGGTGAAGCTGGCAATATTTCTTGCTATGGATTTGAAAATGGACTAACTCAAAGGCAAATAAGTTTTAGTCAAGTTGTTGATATACCGGCTAATAGTTCAGTTACATACACAAAAAACATTGCTGGAGTAAAAGAGGGATGGACAGCATCAATGTCGGTTCATGGTGTTTTTGATCTCGGTTATGATTTAAATATTGTTGTGTCATGCAAGTCCAATCAAATTGTTTTTAAGATACGAAATAACACAGCCAGCGCTGTAAGTGCTAATCCTAACTTGCTTCTGAATTTAAATCCATTTGCGGATCATGTTTTTTTAAATTAAATACACAAAAAACACTAATAAACCCTTTGCTTTAATGAGCTTAGGGTTTTTTATTAATAAAATTTAAGGTGATTTAAAATGCAAGAAAACGCTATCCCGTGGGTGTTGAAAATTTTTCCTGCAGTAATTGGTGCAATTCTGGCACTTGTATTAAGTGGCGATATTGATAAAGAAGGGAAAATTCAGGTCTCTATGGGAGTTATCACAAAGTTCGTTTGTAGTGTGACAGTAAGTTTATATGGTGGATCTGCGTTTATTGAACACTTTGGGTTTCTTGAACATTCAATTATGTTTCAAGGATTTGTAATGCTTATGTTTGCAGTTTTTGGATTGTTGTTAATAGGGATCATTTATCAATCAGTTTCGATGTGGAAAGGAAAATCTTTATCAGAAGTTATAGCAGAGATTAAAGCAGCTTTTGTTGCAATTTTTAGCGGAAAGGGGAATGAGTGATGGATAGAAAGCCATTTTTTGATGCTGCACGTTTTCTCGCAGGCGGTAAACTTACACAAGCCCAAGTTGACGATCTCAACAAGGTAGTCGATGGCTTATCAGCACTGAAAGGTATGAAAACAAGTACGGTTGGTATCAACTTAATTACCAGTTTTGAAGATCTGCGCCTAAATGCTTATGACGATGGGGTTGGTGTCTGGACGATCGGCTACGGCACCACGGTTTATCCAAACGGCGTAAAAGTCAAAAAAGGTGATGTGTGTACGCTTGATCAAGCGAAAGCATACTTTGCACATGATTTAAATCGTTTTGAAACTGCGGTAAATAGTGCTGTTACTGCTCCAGTATCTCAGAATCAATTCGATGCTCTTGTCAGTCTTACATACAATATTGGTGAAAATGCATTTAAAGGATCTACATTGCTTAAAAAACTTAATGCAAAGGACAATCAGGGTGCAGCAGATCAGTTTCTAGTCTGGAACCATGGTGGCGGTAAAGTTTTAAAGGGCTTAGTTCGCCGCCGTGCAGCGGAGGCTGAATTATTCTTAAAAAAGTAACATTCAACTGTAAGCGCTCATTATCAACTTTCATCTTGAGCGTTTTTATTGCTTGTGTTTTGCCCAGTTGCACAGCCCATTCAATCAAAACAAGTGTCTCAATCAATGTTTGCTTGCAGTGCGTACAGTATTAGCAAGCATCACTCCCTTAATATCTCCACTCCTTTTAATTTCCTTCCTTTTGTGGCCATGAACCGATTAGCTTCACGCACTTCCAGAAATTTAATTGCACCATCCTTGGCATCTAAAAAGACATATTGCTGAGTGACCATGGCATTTATATCTGAATAGTCCTGATATTCTTCAAAAAGTGATTGCTGGATGTGCAAGTACTGCTTGCCTTTCTTTATGTAGAAGTAGCGCATTTTTATTCTTGTTCATAGTTCTGTTACTTTTTATAATGTGCCTATAAGAATGTGATGTAAATAATATTGTTTTCAATGGGTTGTACATGTGTGTGTACATAAAAATATAAATATATTATTACTTATTTAATAAGCTGTTGTTTTTAAATTAATAAAAGTGAAATATAGTCATTCAACATATGAAAGATTAGTTTTCACTTGCAGAGAAAGGGCGGTTATACCGCTCTTTTTATTTTTAAATGAGTGAACGAAGTCGTATTAAAACAATATACAAAAATGCAGGTATCGCATATGTTAGGGTTTTATAAAATAAAATCTGGGTAGCATGGCAGAACGAAAATATGGTGAGGCTGCACCTAAAACGACAGAAACATTCTCCAGCTTGGACTGGTATGGACAAGAGCTGAATAATCAAAAATATGAAAAGGTACTCTTTGTTGATTTGGATCTGTCAGAAGCACAAAGCACAGGGGCTATTTTTAATGAATGTACATTTCGACAAGCACGGTTTAATGCATCTGTTCATCAAAGCAGTGCATTTTTAAACTGTACTTTTATCTCGTGTAATTTCTTTGACAGTAAATTTACCGACTGTAAATTTGTTGGAAGTATGTTCAGTGATTGTCAGTTTCATTATATGCGAGTTGAAGATAGTGATTGGGCTTTTGTGGGATTGCCCGGTGCAGATTTAGAAAAGGCTGCATTTTTAAGAACCCGTTTAAGAGAAGCAGATTTGACCGGAGCCCGTTGCCAAGGCAGTTCAATCCGGGACAGTGATTTATCTGGAGCGTGGTTACACCGCGCAGATTTTACTGCATGTGATTTAAGGGGAAGTGACCTGAGTGCCTTGGATCCGAAAGAGTCCCAAATTAAGGATGCAATTATTCAACTTGATCAAACCTTGGTGATTGCAGAAAATTTGGGCTTTGATGTCAGGCTCGATTGA